CAAACGCAGCCACACAACAAGCAGATACAGCAACACAGGCAGCTGGTACCGCTACAAACGCAGCCACACAACAAGCAGATACAGCAACACAGGCAGCTGGTACCGCTACAAACGCAGCCACACAACAAGCAGATACAGCAACACAGGCAGCTGGTGGAATTCACAATCAAGCAGACTTGGACAATTATGTTCAAAAGAGTATTGACGCTGGTACCACACCTACTGGTCCTGACCTTAGCGGCTTCACCGAAGTAACTCCACAGGGTGGCGATGTTACTACACAACTTAAAAACTTAGTTGCCAAAGGTTACCATGTTGCACAAAGTCAACAGTATCCTGATCATATTGAGATTACTGATGCAAGTGGCAAAGTTGTACAACAGTTTAACCCAGGCAACAGATTCTTGGCAAATCGTTTGAGTGCGGCAGCGAATGGTATCAACTTGCGTGAATCGTTTATTGATACTCGTCAAACAGCAAGAAAATGGATGTTGCGTGAGAGTCTAGGTCGTCCACGCGGTGGTGTTGTTCTTACAGAAATGGCCATTGCAAATATACTGTATGAAGCAGGCGAAGCAGTTGATACTGGTGCTGCCCCAGCAGCAGAGCCAAAGAAACCTGGCGCTCTTAAACGTATTAGTAACTGGTTCAAACAAAAAGGCAGCAATCTTACAAACAAAGTCACAGCAGACAAGTTGAAACAAACTTGGATCAAACAGCAGATGCCTGATGACAGTGAAGAAATTGCTAAAATCTTATCAGACGCTGGTGTTGGTAAAGCCATCATCAGTAACATCTTTAAGGGTATGGGCGTTCCAACAGCAGGTGCTGCACAGGCTCAAGCAGGTGGTCAACAACCACAAGCACAAGGTCAGGCGCAAAATCAAGGACAAGCACAACCCCAAGCACAAGGTCAACCAGGTGGTAATACTGGGACTCGAGGACAAGCACAACCCCAAGCTCAGGCAGCTGGCGCAGAAGAACCACAACAACAAGGTTTGGGTTCTAAGATCAAACAGGCCGCTGGTAACTTTGTCAGCGATACTGGAAAAGGTCTTGGTATGATCGGTGACGTGGCACGAGGTGCTGCTGGTGCAGTAGAACGAGGCAAATACGGACTTGCTGGTGCATCAGATACATCATATCTGCAAAAATCACAGACAGATAAAGCCAGAGGTCCCGGAACAGTTAATCCAAATGTGCATACAATGTATGACAAAGCCGGCAAGCCATACACATACACCAAGAAGGGTGGCAAATGGGTGGATGCTCAGGGTGGTGAAGTGCCTCCAGCATTTGCCGCAAGCATTGAAGCACAGATTGCACAAAAACAAAAAGATGCTTTGAACAAACAAAAAGCTGGTCCAGGTGTTGATGCAAATGCTATGGCAGCTAAACAAGCTGCTGGTGCAAAAGCTGCTGCTGGTTCAATGAAGGCATCTGATGGCACTGCTACAAAAACACAGGCTACACAAGGCGGAGTAACCGCAGCAAACAGAATTAACAACACGACTCCTGGTCAGTATACTGCACACGGTGCTGGTACTACTGGTCCACAAACTTACAACAAAGGCATTCAGGCGTTCCCTAATAACGATACTACAAAAGCAGCACAGCCAATGGCAACTGCTAACAATGCTAATGCTACAGCAGAACCAAAAGAGCCAACATTGAATCCTGAACCGCAAGCACAGGCAAAACCAGCAGCTACTAGTTTTGCTGGTAATCAGACTGCTGGTTACGGTAAAGCAACATACAATGTACCAACAGGTGCAGCTGTTCCAACTGCAAAAGCTCCAGCAGCAACTCCGACAAAAACAGCAGCAACTCCGACAGCAAGTGCTCAGGCAGATGCAGGGAAACCTGGGTTCTTACAAAGCAAGATTAAAGGTCGTCAACCAGCAGTCACTGCCGAAGGTAGAAACTTTGCTGGCATCTTGTGGAAACAAATGAAGGGTCTATGATGTTTTTAGCAGAAGGCGGAAACGTATTCAAGAAAGCAGACAAGACTCCCGGTACTCAGCGTATTAACCGTGTAGATGTTTCAACCACAGTCAAGTGGCTAGAACAGGTCACTGGTCTAAGTCTGATGGACGCAATGGTTGGTAGTACTGGACAACGAGATACCAGCGGCGACATTGATTTGGCACTAGACGGCAATCATATTACCAAAGCGGCTGTAATCGGCACATTGGTAAACTGGTGCAAGCAGAACGGTATCCCAGACGATCAGATTATGAATCGCAAAGCAAAGGGTAAAAACCCATCTATGCTTGACGGTTGGATCGATCAGACTGGTATTGAAGTTCACTTCAAATGCCCAATCAACGGCGATATTAAAAACGGTCTAGTTCAAGTTGATTTTAACTTCTTGACACAAATGGCTTGGAGCAAGTTTATGCTTGCAGCAATGCCAGCAGATAGTCAGTTCAAAGGCGTTGATCGTGCTGTGTTGTTTAACAGCATTGGTAAAACACAAGGGGTTAAAGTAGCAGTTAATTCTGGGGTTCACGACAGAGCAACTAACGAACTTGTTACTACAGACCCAGGCACATTTGCTCACATATTGCTTGGTCCACAGGGCACAATACAAGATTTGGCCAGTGTAGAAACTACTATTGCCGCACTGAGAAATGATCCACATCGTGATGCCAAACTGCACGATTTTGCAGAATACCTACAACGCAGTGGCAGACAAATGCCACAACTAGAAGCCAGCGCACACCCAAGCAACTGGTTTAAGTATATTAATCAGAGACTAAAATAATGCTGCTTGAATTTGTACAAATGCTCACAGAAGCACGAACTCCGCACCCCGAAGATTTCATTTTTCAGGGCAGCGAAAGTGCTATGGATGCTATCAACGGTATTGTCAGCGCAGTAGAGCAGCCACAAACAGTCACAATCAAGTGGGACGGAAGCCCAGCTATTGTATTTGGTCGTAGAACAGCAGATGGTATGTTTACCATGAACTACAAAGAATACATTGGCTTGCCAGGAGCACAAGTTACAACAGCACAAGAGTTGCTTGACTTCTATATCAAGAACAACAAGAACATTGAAGTGGGACGAAAACTTGCAAGCGTATTCAATGCCGTAGGCTCAATATGCCCACCCACATTTCGAGGGTTTGTTCAGGGTGACCTGATGTGGCTAGAACCACTTCAGCCCAACAACGGTAAGTTTGTATTCAAACCCAATCCACACGGTGTCACATACAGAGTGCCTGTAGACAGCGATATCGGCAAAAAGATTGTGGGCAGACAAGTGGGATTGGCTGTACACAGCATTGGCTCAGATGTTGAAAACAACAAAGAAACTCCTTTAGTTGGTCGTCGTAGTATGAACGGACTAGAAGGTCTTGTAGACAGTAACAAATGGTGTACAGTGTTTACTGGCAATATGGGCATTGATTTCAGATTAAAACGCCCAGTCAGAGCAGAAAACGCAGCTCGTGCAGCAGTCAATAAGTTCAAAGCCATTGGTGGTGATGACTTCTTGGGCAGTATCACTGGGTCTACCAAAGCAACTCTACAGACTTATTACAATCGAAAAGTCACTGGACAAGCAGTAGATCAAAACTGGCTAGAAACTAAGTTATCTAAGCCACAGTATGCTGTAATCAACAGCGAAGAAAATCGCCCCATTATCGAGGCTTTAGACAAGGTTTATAGCGCAATTGCTGCATTAAAGATGGCAATGTTGCAACAATTAGAACCCCAAGTATCTGGGGTAGAACAGTTTGTGAATGACGTTCCCAAGGGGGAAGGATTCAACATAGACACCCCCAGCGGCTTTATCAAACTAGTTAACAGGGGTGTTTTCAGCGCCGCAAACTTCGCTGGAAGAGCACAAGTTTAAATGATTTTTGAGACCTGTGCTAAATAAAAGTATGCAGTCGTATGACTCATTAAATTAAAAGGAAAATAAAATGGCAGTTTTTACACGTATTAATGGCGATGCAGCAGGCATCGTAAACGCAGACGCAGGCCGTAGCTTTGCTAACGCAGCGATTATCAACACAGGTATCGCAGCTCCATTGACAGCTTACAGAATTTACTTCGCAGCATCTACATCTGGTGCTTATGGTAACTTGGCAGCTGAATTGACAACTGGTGGTGCAGTTGAAACTATCTTGCGTATCATCGAAGGTAACGCAACAGTTTTGGCTTACCAAGTTGACGCTACAACATCTGGTTCACAATTGAGCGTTCTTACAGAACGTAGCGGTTGGACAGACAGCTTGTTGACAACTCAACTACAAACTGGTGCAAACCAATTTGGTGCAACTGGTGGTAACATCGGTGCTACTGGTAACATCTGGGTTAGCACAAACGGTACTTCTCCAGCAGTTAGCTCTGCTTACGGTATCAAGATCGCTTCTAGCTCATCGGTCTAATTCGTTTTATTACGAAACTACAAAAACCCACTTCGGTGGGTTTTTTGTTGGCTAAATACAATTATGAAAACAAACATTGAATATTATCGTATGTACAGCTTGGTTGATATAACCAAGACTGGTATTACCCGCGGTGATGGTTCAATGGAACGTGACCAACAACGTAACTACGAAACAGTGCTACAAGCCATTGGTCTTATCACTCAGCCCACAGAACTACAAGCTCCTGTAACAACTCACGCTCATATGGAATGGCTAGAGTTCGGAGAGTTCTTTGAAGGTGAACACAAAGTTTGGGTATGGCAGTTTGCTGTTGAGCACACAGACATATTCACCATTGGTACAAATCCCGTTGGCAGACTAAACGAAGCATTTGACCAAGTGCCAATCATCTGCGGTCTCGATGAGACTGCACGATTTATGTTGCCTATTTTTTATCCTTATGGTACGATTAAAAACGTATATTTCAAAAAAGGATATCTTGACATAAATAACATATAAAAGATTGCTACTGCTACTTTAGGCTCACTTTTGTTTTCTTCATTATGGCTCATTATTTTACACCCACATAGCAGTACAAAAACACAAGAATAAAGCCATGATTACCACTGAAATAGAAAAGCAGAACCTAGAAGCGCACGTAGAAATCTGTGCTGTGAGGTATGCGAGTTTGGAAGCTAAATTAAACAACTTAGAAAACCGTATGGACAAAGTCGAGGGACATTTACTCGACATTAAAACTGTTTTGGCTACTGTGGCTCAACCTAAGGAGCAGTCGAAACCTCAAACTGAGGACGCAAATCCTTACAAAACAATGATAGCTATCGGCACGACTATCATTGGTGTATTAATCACTGGCATCATCACTCTATTAGTGAAACTAAATTAAAATGCGCATCGTAGAACTCTTAAATAACATACAACTGCCAATCACCAATGAAGAAGCAGAAGTATTGGACATGTTTGAAGATCGCAAAGAAGTTCACAAAAGTGAACTAGATCCAAGACACGTTATTATGGCAAACAAACTAGTCAACAAAGACGTACTCTACAGAATCAATGAAAACGGCCGTATCATCTACAAAAAACGAATCTCCGGATATCAAAGAAGTTAAAAAAGTCATAGAAGCCACGGCTTTATATATAAGTCGTTGGACAGAACAACAAACACAAAAAATCAGCGCAGATACAAAAATGCCCTATATATGGCCCATCGAAGGTGTGGGTTATATCATAGGGCATTACCGTGTACTGAACAATAAGGGCAGCTGGCAAGTCAGAAATCTAGACAACGAATTGTTGTATACTTTCACAGAAAAACTCAGCGCAGTCTTTTTTGTAATCTGTGAAATAACCAAGCGCTATACGTTGTCCCAAAATATACTAATGGCTGACACAAATGTAAATAGATTAAGAAATGATATTGTTCATTACGAAGCCAGTATCAAGCGAGCCAAATCTGCTAAAAAGTTTGACAACCTAGACATTTGGAAAGCTCGTTTGTATGATGCAAATCTACAGCTGGCCTTTGCGAACCAAGAATTGAAGAAATCTTTGAACAGTGCTAAATACATTAAATATTGGGAATAACGAACCATGCGTTTATCAGAAATGAGCAATCAGCCCCGCGCTGACAAAATTAACAAAGTAGTCGAAAGCCGTTTTGGTTTTAAAATTGATTACGCAAATCTAACATTCAAAAAAGCCTTCGGCATCGTTCAGGGTTTAAACGAGACACTTGACCGTGCTCGTCGTACTCACGGTGTTCACAGCGCAGAAAAGAATCCACACTATATGGAAATCTTGATGGTGCGTGAAAGTCTGAATCGCTGGATGGTAGAAAACCGTCAACAACTAATCGTTGAAAGCGAAATGGCTAAGGCAGAAGCAACTCTTGCTGCTAAAGACATGGTTGACAGCATCCAAGATATGCTTGAGAAAATTGGCAAAATGCAAAACGAACAGCTTCCAGCTTTGTTGGATACTATTCGTGATCAAATCGGTGATCAACAGGCAGAACAGTTCAAGAGCACTGTAACTCCATTGCTACAACAACTATGGCAATCACTAAGTGATGGTCGTGGTCAAGCAGACACTGCCGCTCGTCAATTGACAGGCGAAGGTGGTAGTGATATGGGCTTGGGCGGTGGCGAGATGGGTGGTATGGGCGGCGCTCCAGCTCCAGCTCCAGGTATGGGCGGTGACGAATTGGGCGGCGGCGATGAATTCGGTGCTACAGCCGCAGCAGCTGGTGGCACTGACGAACTAGGTCGTGAACGCCGTGAAATGGCAGAAGCTAAAAAAGCCAAGCCAGACTATATCGATCTTGACAAAGACGGTAACAAAAAAGAAACAATGAAAAAAGCTGCGAAGGACGCAAAGGCTAAAAAATGAGATTCAACGAATTTCGCCCATTGTTTGAAGACGTCTTCGATGACGAGTACGAGGCTGATCCGTCAAGCTACATCGAAGACGACGCTGACCACGAGGCTGACAATGCGTTAATCGATACTTTGCGTGAGATACAGTTTAGCAGCAGCGATAAAAAGATTCCCAAAATCGCTGTTGGCGCACTAATTAATTTGGTTAAGAATAAACCAGGTGGTGAAGCGTTTGATCTTAATGCGCTAGAAAAAGCCAAAAAGAACAACGAGACTGTTAAAGAAATGATTAAGAACATTGAAGACAACGAAGAAGGGGTCAAGTATGTGTTCATTAATCCAATCGAGCCAATCGATGGACCAGAAGGCGAAGTGGGTGGTGGCGAAGATGGTCAAGCTGGTATGACTGCTCCAGAAAAGACAGTGGCTAGCATGGCTAACAGAGCACTTTCAAGTCGCACATAACCAAAATAATTGCTTTTTAACTCAAAACTCCTTATACTAAATAAAAACGGTATAAGGAGTTTTTCTATGAAACGTTTACTTTTAGCTCTGGCATTAATCACAAGCACAACAGCATTTGCTCAACACGGCTACTGGCGTCACGATGGTCGCGGTGGTTGGGGTTGGGTCGCTCCTGCCGTAATTGGTGGTGTAGTCGGCTATGAAATCGCCCGTCCCCCGGTGTATGCACCTGCTCCAGTAGTTGTACAGCAACCAGTGATTGTCGAACAACCACAAGTAGTTCAGCCTGCACAACAAAATTGCAGTCCTTGGACACAGATCCAAAACCCTGACGGTAGCGTCACAAGCACACGGACTTGCAGATGATTACAATAACTGAATCTGCACTGGAAAAAGTCAGAGATATATTGGCTGAGGAAAATAATCCTCAGATTAAACTACGCACATTTGTCCAAGGCGGAGGCTGTAGCGGATTTAGTTATGGCTTTACTCTAGACGAAGAACAAAATGAAGACGACTTTGTTATTGACAACAATGGCATTATCGTACTGATTGACAGTATGAGTATGCAGTATCTGCAAGGCGCAACTATTGACTATAAAGAAGAACTTATGGGCAGTAGTTTTACAATACAAAACCCCAACGCACAAACTACTTGTGGCTGTGGATCAAGTTTTTCTGTTTAAGGAGTTGTAATCCTCCTCAAGTGGTAGGCAGTATTCATAATCTGGAATTTATCCCATTTAAAGAAAATATTAAAAAAGGAACAAAATGTTCAATATCATTGGAGAAGTTAAATGAGTTATTCACCGCAATTAATTGACCACTACGAAAATCCACGCAAC